GATGAGGCTCAGTCCACCCTTGACCCATCTAAAGCCGCTGGTGCGCCTTGGTCCTTATATTATGCTTCTAAAGGCCAGTATTGGGCCTCCCCTGATGCTATCATGTTTGACCAGTATTGGGATCTTCTCTGTACAGATGCTGGGCCTCCTAGTGTTTGTGCTCAGATTGGTAAAGACCAGCTTCAGGCTTTTGAAGACAATTTTGCGGGCAAGATGCGTACTGTCACCTCTATGGATGTTAATCATGTTCTCAGTCATGCAATTTTTTGTGCTGATCAGAATAAGCGATTCCAGAGTGCAGCTTTAGTTACATCCAGTGCATATGGTATGTCCCTTCTTAATGGTGGCGCCAACCGACTTGTCCATATGATGGAGCGAGATTGCAAAAAACCTAGTACCCTCGAGCTCGATGGTAAGCGATTTGATAATATTTACCGCCTTCTATGGTCTTCTCCTTTGTTAGGGCTAGACGGTGTTCTTTATTCTCGGTACATTGGCAATCCGTCTGGCCAACTGTGTACTACGGTTGACAATACTATTAAAAATTTTATGGACATGTGTGTTCTGTGGATGCTCTGCACTGATCCTAAATTTCACTTTTATGCGGTTTTTTCATCCAAAATTCGTCTGTGCCTCTATGGTGATGATGTCAATATCACTGTGCACCACGATTTCCACCATCTTTTTAATGCTGATTCAATCCTTTCCGCTTCAGCTCATATTGATATGGAGTATACCTTTGCTTCCATGGATTTTCGGTGGTTTCATGAATGTACTTTCTTAGGTCATTCTTTTTCTCGATCTCAACTTCCCGGCACTAGTTTCTGGTTCTGGCTTCCCATGATTTCATGTGTTAAGATGGTTTGCAGCTACCTTTGTTGGGGCTCTGACCAAGACTCTCCTACTGCTCGTCTTGAGGCCCTATGTGGCATTCGCAATGAAACTTTTGGTTGTCCTCATTGTCGAAAGTTCTACTCACAGTTTTATGAGTGGGTTCTCCCCAAGTACGGGATCGATTATTTCCCTGGCTACTTGCCGGATGTCTCTCTTTGGGCACTGTACACTGGCCTTAGTGAATCGGAATTCGGATTGTTTGTACAGGGCAAGAGCTCTTCCGATCAATTAGAGAATCCCATGGCTTATAGTAAGTTCCAGGATTATTTTCATGATGTCTCATCGCACTACAAAATTAACTCTCGCCAGCTCGATAACCGTTATCGAAAATCTACTGCTGGCAAACGGCAGCTCAACGAGGGAGGTCTCAAACCTTACCTTAACAAAGGCTTTAATGTCTTTGCTGCTGGCGCTTCGTCAGTTCTCGACGCAGCTCTCGACTCAGCTCGTGGCCTCAAACCTCACGAATATCGCCCTGAAGACCTTGGACAACGAGATGGTCTCTCTGAACCGCAAATTGTCGGAGGAGATAAAGGAGAATTCGGAGCGTTTCGAGGACATGAACATGGACCTCGAGTACCTGATTCAGCACCTGCCTCTGGACCAGATGGTCAGACTGCCATCGCAATCACCTCTGGAGAGGCTTCAAACCCTGGACCTACCTTCCTCAACCTCCCAAAAGGAGAGATGAAGAAAGAATTAAAGCGTGAGGTTAAACGAGATGTCCGCAAATCTCTTGGTCGTGGGCGTGTTCGGGGCAATCCGGCTGGCAAGCCCCGGGCTGTTGGTTGGCAGAAAGAAAAGAAGAAATCTCGTCAAGGCGGAGAAGGTTCTTCTATTGTTATGTCCTCTGCTCCCTCCTCCATTGGTACCAACATTCGTATAGGTCAGCCCAAAATTACTAATAAGCGTGGTATTGTCACCGTCTCTCATATGGAGATGGTTGGCATTGTTGCCACTCCTGCCACTGTTCCAAATACTACTGGTTATTGCGAACTCGGTTATTGGTATGTTAATCCCGGTCAGGTTGCGACCTTTCCTTATCTTTCTACCATATCCCGAGATTTTGAAACCTACCGTTTTCGGTTGCTCCAGTTTATTTTTATCCCCCGCGTTGGCACCAATGCGGTTGGTGATGTTATGCTTATTCCTGATTATGATCCTAATGATAGCCCAGTTGCGGATGAGCAAACAGCTGGCTCTTATGTTGATTCAGTTATTTGTTCTGATTGGAAGACTGCCACATGCAATTTGAATCCCAAACGTATGCTTGGCACTTCTACTCGCAAGTCTTGCCGTTATAATGCTTATCAAGCCAATACTAGTCTCACTGATTATGATGTTGGCAGTTTCTCTATGTACTCTTCTGGTGTTACTGCTAGCACGGGTCTTGGTCGGCTTCTTGTCCGCTATGTGTGTGATTTCTATACCCCACGTAAGCTCGACCCAGTCAGTGAGGCATATATTCTTTCTGCCCAGTTGCCAGGCAATAATGTCACTACTGTTAATTGTTTTGGCGATGGGACAGCCAATCCTTTCGGGGGTCTTGCTGCCATTTGGAATGCCGGTGGGACTATCACCCTTAACCGCCCAGGAGCTTATCTCCTTGAATGTGGCTGGGGTGGTACTTCTATGGGTTCCATGACTGCTACCCTCACTTCTAGCGACACTAATAGTGTCATAGTGGCTTATACTGCAGTCATTGGCGGTACTACTGCGTATCAGAAAACTTTTCGCTTTACTTGTACTACCATGACCACTACTATCACTATGACCATTGGTGGCGCGCCGACATTGAATGCTGGTACTTTCCAGCTCATGCCGTTCTCTCTTTCCACAAATGAAATTTAACATTTTCACCTCTTCGTTCAGTTTATTATTTTATTTTTCTGCTTCGATCTGTGTGTTTTTGTTTAGGAGGTTTTTAGGTGTTGGGCTTCTTTTTCCCCTACATTCTATTTTACTCCAAGTCATTTTGTAGGCCCAGTTTATGCCTTCACAACAACCGGGGTCGTAAAGAAGCAGCTTGCTGCACTTCCCTGAGATAAAATTTGTTTCCTCCCAAATCACCCCTTGGCTAGTACCCATTGGGTGGGCGCAGTGCGCCGGGCAATGTGTG